CTAGCGGAGAATGGAAGCCCGAGGGGTTCTGTGCAGAGGCGACAAAAGATCAAGCTCGAATTGTGCTTGACAACATTAAAGCAATGTTTGAATTAGAACCAGAGCTAGCAGCAGCGGTAGAAGTTTATAAAGATTCGTTGTTTTGCCCGATATCTGGCGGCGTTTTGCGAGTGCTATCTAGCGATGGACGTTTAGCGCACGGTCTTAATCCTACGTTCTGCATTGTTGACGAGACATGGGCGCACAAAGACGGCGAACTTACCGAAGCGTTGCTTTCGGGTTCGGGTGCCCGTAAACAATCTATGTTGGTGCACATTACGACACCGGGCAGCGGCGACGATTCTTATTTGTGGCAGCTTGTCGAATACGACAAGCGAGTAAAAGCAGGCGAAATAGTAGATCCTACGTTTTGGTCGTATTGGAACCCGCCGCCGGAAGATATGGCGCACGACGATTTAGCGACGTGGCGTTATCACCCGGCTTTTGGGGATTGGGTAAACGACGATTATTTGCAATCGCAAGTTCTACAATTACCCGAGGGCGAGTTTAGGCGGCTGCACTTGGGACAATGGACAAAAGCCCGTGAGCAATGGTTAAGCGCTGAACAGTTTGACGCTTGCCCGCACGCAGACATAGAAATAGGCGAAGAAATCGTTTTAGCTGTAGACGCCAGTTTTGCAAACGACTCAACCGTAATAATGGCGGCGACCGCCGACAAACGTTTAAAAGTAATGGGTATGTGGGAAAAACCCATAGGAGCCGACGACGCATGGAGAGTACCGCTAGACGAAGTAGCGCACCGAATAACGGAACTCATAGAAACATGGAAACCACGAGCCGTTACCTATGACCCTTTCGCAATGCAACACGCCATGTTGGTAATAGAACAAGAAACAGGCGCTCAATTAATCGAGTATCCGCAGAGCCCTAAACGCATGGTGCCCGCTTGTAGCCAATTTGCCGAACTTGTACTGACAAGAGCGTTGGCGCATGACCACAACCCGGCGTTATCTCGACACGTCGCAAACTGTCACACACGCTCAGATCGCTACGGCGTCCGGGTCACAAAAGAAACACGCCAAAGCAAGCGCCGCATAGACGCCGCCGTAGCGTCCATAATGGCCCTTGATGTTGCACTACGCTTAGAACCAGTAGTGATACCACCCAAACCAAAAATTTATTAATGCTCGGAACGTTTTTACAGTTGCTCGCTTTTGGCCTCGCAACCTACTTTGCCTACGTGTTAGGCGGTATGGCTGGCTTAGGGCTCATATTGTGCGCTGCTTTAATGTTTCTCGGTGTTGTTGTTGAAAGGCAGACAATGTGATTACCCGCCTTCTAAGGAATCGCAAAACCGAAGACAGAGATATTAACTTTGTTATTCCGTCTCGGGGAATGACGCCGCAACCTTTAAGCGGACCGCTTACCGTTAGTAACAGTTCAGCGCTCACAATTCCAACGCTTTACGCTTGCGTTCAACTAATAAGCGACTCAATCGGCTCTTTACCGTTTCACGCTTACCGGCGTGGCGAAATCGTGTTACCAACGCCGCCAATATTGGAACAGCCAGACCCGGCCGCTACTCGGATAGACACGATAAGCAGCATTGTTAGCAGTCTCTTATTAGCGGGCAACGCATATTGCCTACTTGGTGACCGTGACAGTCTCGGTTTTCCACGGGTCGCTATACCTATAAACCCGGACGCCGTAGCTTTACGCACAACGGCAAGCGGCGCCGTTGAATATCAAGTAAACGGCACAGCCGTACCGTTTGACGACATAATGCACATTAGAGGCATGACGCTACCGGGAGCGAACGAGGGTTTAGGCGTGGTCACTGCTACCCGCCGTTCTTTAGGTATCGCTATTGCTGGCGACGAAATGGCCGCCGACTTTTACACAAGCGGCGCAGTGCCAACAGGCGTTTTACAATCTGACACCGAACTAACACGAGAAGAAGCCGGAGACCTAAAAAACGCTTTTGTAGCTGCACACGGCGGCCGGCAACGTTCACCGGCCGTACTCTCGGCAGGCATCAAATATCAGCCCTTAGCGCTATCTCCAAAAGATTTAGAGTTTGTGCAAGCTCGCGTTAACTCGGCTCGAGAAATTACGACAATGTTTAAAGTGCCGTCGCACATGGTGAACGTGCCAAGTGAAGGCGGCTCAATGACCTACCAAAACGTGCAACAAGACAGTATTAACTTTGTGCGGTTTTGTTTACGTGGCTGGTATTCACGAGTCGAGCAAGCATTTACGCAAGTGCTACCACGGGGGCAAGTCGCACGGCTCAACATAGACGCTCTTATTAGAGGATCACGGAACGAACGTTTTCAAGCGCACAAGACAGCGTTAGAAGGCGGTTGGCTTACCGTGGACGAGATACGAGATTTGGAAAACGTGACCGCTTCGGTGGCGCACGATGACTTGTTAGGTTAATTATGGAACTTGAACACCGAACCCTAAGCATTGTTGACATAGACACACGGCAAGACGGCAACTCGCATCACATTGTGGCGCTTGTCGCACCGTGGAACGCAACTTACGACGCTGGCAACTATGTAGAGCGTTTAGGTAAAAGCGTTTTTGACAAATCAATAAAAGAACGTGGCAACGACATACCTTTAATGCACGGGCACGACAGAGAAAATTTCCCTATTGGTCGTTCTTATCAATGGGAAAAAGACGCAAACGGACTGATAGCCGATTTTCAAGTAGCGCCAACAACGAGAGCGCATGAAGCACTAGAACTAGCCAAAAACGGTTACGTGTCCGGTTTTAGCGTTGGATTCCTACCAATACGCAACGAAGAAAAAAACGTAGAAGGCCGCCGGCATTTAACACGAGTAGAAGCGAAACTAGACCACGTAGCGTTATTAACAGCACCTACGGCGCCCGCATACGGCGACGCACAATTGATAGCCGCTCGACAGTTTGACCCGGACGACAAGACACAAGCGCCACGGCTTGCCCGTTGGCGTCACTTGCTAGGCGACGAAACGCGCTAAGGTTTTAACAGAACGCCAACGGCACGCCGGTTTACCACCTGTCGTTACCTTCAATAAACCGAACGTAACAACAGGAGTGGTTGTTTCAATGAAACTTCTAGACCAACTGATAGAAGAACGCGCAGAAATAACAGCGCTACAAACCCAACTGGTAACCCGTGCCGCTGACGAAGTGCGCGACCTTACCGAAGAAGAAGATAAAAACCTAGCTGACCTGCAAACACGCGCTAGTCAAGTAGATGCCCGCATCGAAAACCTACGCGAAATGCACGAACGCACACTAGAAGCAGACAAAATCAAAGCAGAGGTACGCGCCTTGAACGCAGAAAACCCGGTACAAGAACCAGCCGTAGGGCAAGCAGTAGTTAAAGAAGAACCGCTTACCTATCGCAGCGACAACGCACACGAAACGTCTTTCGTTAAAGACTTTATCGATTCTGTTGTTTCTAAAGATGCAGCAGCAACGGACCGTATCCACCGGCACCAACAAGAAATGCTGGTAACTCGTGACGGCACAACCAGCAACTACGCCGGTTTGGTCGTACCGCAGTACCTCACGGATCTTGCGGCGCCACTTGCCCGTGCGGGTCGCCCGTTTGCGGACCAGTGCCGTAACCTACCGCTCCCGGATTCTGGCATGACCCTTAACATTTCTAGAGTTACCACCGGATCAAGCGCAGCGGTACAAGCAGCGGAAAACGACGCCGTATCAGAAACCGATATTGACGACACACTGCTAACCAGCAACATAAGCACCGTAGCTAGCGGCCAGCAATTGAGCCGCCAAGCAATGGAGCGCGGCACCGGTATAGACGCATTGGTAACTAGCGACATGGCCTCAGCAATGTCAACAACGCTAGACAATCAACTTATTAACGGTTCCGGTTCATCTGGGCAGCTTCTCGGCATTTCACAAGTAAGCGGCATAAACAGCGTTACTTATACCGACGCAAGCCCAACAGCAGCGGAGTTTTACAGCAAGTTGCTTGACGCAGTGCAGCAGATCAACAGCGGCATTTACCGCCCCGCTGATCTAATCGTTATGCACCCTCGGAGGCTTGCATGGCTGCAGAGCTCTAGCGACGGCAACAGCCGCCCGCTTGTAGTGCCTGTAGCTAACGTGCCGCAAAACGCAATGGGCACCGGACCAGTTGCCGGCTACGGAAACACCGGTACACAAATCGCCGGCATTCCGGTAGTAACCGACGCAAACATTAGAACCGACCTTGGAGCAGGAACAGAAGATGCCGTTTACGTTGTTTCACGTAACGACATGCTCTTGTTTGAGGATGGGGACATGATGATGCGCATGGACGAGACCGCAGGACTTAACCTTACGCTTACGCTGGTTATGTACGCCTACTGTGGTTTTGTACCGGGCCGCTATCCAAAAGCGATTAGCGCAATTACCGGTACCGGACTTATCGCACCGACCTTCTAAGTAGCAAGAAGGGCAACTAGGCAGGGGCCGGGCCGTTTACATGGCTGGCCCGGTCCTTGCCGCAACTTGTTAAGGAACGCATGAGCACACATGATGACTTGTGGGAAAAGCAAGCGCCTAGCCGTGTCCAAAAACCGGCAGACGTAAAAGAGCCAGCACCTAAGAAAAAGGCGCCGGCCAAAAAACCCGCAGCTAAGAAATAATGCCGACGTATACGAGCACGGCGCTAGTTAAAGCAAGTTTGGGCATACCTTCTGGCACAACGTCCGAAGACGCCTATATAGAAGATGCGATAGACGCCGCCGAAGATGAAATAAACAACTTTTGCGGTAGAACGTTTGTAGCTGACACGGGCGCGACAGCGCGTGTTTATCTACCTTCTAGCAACGTGCTTGTATACGTTGACGATTTCCACACAACAGACAGTTTGGTAGTGAAACAGGACGACAGTAACAACGGCACATACGGCACCACCTTGACCATTACCGACGATTTCATAGTCGTAGGCAATTCGGCGCCCTATAACTGTATTCGATCCGTTTCTTCCCCATTTCCCCGTTACACAAGCGACCGCCCCACGGTGCAAGTAACGGCGAAATGGGGCTACCAATCTTCTATACCCTCAGCAGTAGCACAAGCGGCGCTTATCTTGTCCGCTCGACTATTCCAACGACGCAGCAGCCCGTTAGGCGTAATGGCAGGCGTCGTAAACGATTTTGGTCCAATCCGGGTATCTCGCATAGACCCGGACATACAACGCCTCTTAGCGGGTTACAGGCGTATAGGTGTTGCATAGTGGCCGACTACGCCGCAATAAAAGACGGCATACAAACACGATTAGAAACACTATCTGGGCTAATTGTCGTGTTCGATAACGTCCCCGATCGGCTCGTACCGCCCGCCGCCGTAGTAATACCCGGAAGCCCGCCAGCCGACTACAACGTATCAATGGGAGCCAGCACAAACGCAAGCCAACTACAGCGCTTTAACTTTGACGTACTCATTTTGGCCCAACGATTTTATGCTGAGACAGCACAAGACAAATTAGATAGTTTTGTATCGGGTACTAGTAGTGTCTATAACGCCATAGCGGGAGATACTACGCTAGGGGGTAGTGCAGCAGACGCACGAATTACGAGATTGTCGGATTACGGCCAAATCGTGGTAGGCGAGGGCGAATTTATGGGCGCCCGTTTTGAACTGGAGGTTTACGCAACGTGAACGAATACAAGATAAAGGCCGGCAACGTTACTTTTGGTAAACCCGGCGAGACAGTAACCGACAAAGATCTAGAGGGCGTCAACATAGAAGCCCTTATAGAAGGCGGTCATATCGCCGCAACAAGAGCAAAGAAAGAAGATAAATAATGGCCGCATTCATGTTAAATAATGCCGCAGTTACTATAAATTCCGTTGACCTGTCAGCGGCCGTGACTTCTATAACGTTTAGCGAAGAAGCAGATCAACTAGAAACCACGGCGATGGGCGACAACAACAGGACCATGATAGGCGGGCTCAAGTCTGGAACGATTGATTTAGAATTTAATCAAGATTTGGCAGCGTCTAACGTGCAAGCCACTATTAGGGCGTTACTCGGCACGGTTACCGCTGTAGTTGTCAAAAGCGACGCAGGCGCAACCGCCGCAACCAACCCGCAATGGACCTTTAACGCACTCGTTACCGAATGGCCGTCAATAAACGGCACCGTTGGCGAACTTGCAACCGCAAGCGTAAGTTGGCCCATAACCGGAGCGGTAACACAAGCCACTAGCTAAAACAAACTGGAGAACACGATGCTACGAGCACAAATCCAAGTAACAAATAACCAAGGTGTATTACGCACCTACGACGGAACCGGCGCGCTATTTATAGCATTTGAACGAAAATTTAACGTTTCAATTCTAGAACTTGGCGAAAGTCCACGGTTAGAACACATCTACTGGCTTGGCTACGAAGCCGCTAGGCGACTAAATCAGCACGACCAACTGGACTTTGATCAATGGCTAGACGCCGGCTATTCCGTAGAATTTGAGGCCGACGACGCCCCTTTAGACGAACAAGCTACGCTTACCAGCTAGGCGTGCTGGCGTTAAACACCGGGCAACCGCTCGATGTGCTACTAAACGCCGATTCGTTAACGTTAACGGGGCTACTAACGGCTTGGAACGAAAAAGTAAAAGCCGAAGAAAAAGCGGCGAAACGGGCAAGACGTGGCCAAACGAAATACAGGTAGATTAACTACCATAGAAATAAAGGGTTTGCGGCAAGCTCAACGCATTATGGGCCGTCTTGACGCCGATTTTAAAAAACGTTTTAAGGAAATACATAAAGGCGCGGCCGACATAGTTGCGGACGAAGCGCGCAAGCTAGCGCCACGACGAACAGGCCGTTTACGGAACGACATACGCACTAGCGGCACAACAAAAGGCGGCGTAGTACGAGTTGGACGGAAAAAACTACCGTATGCCGGCCGTGTGCTTTTTGGTGACCCTGTCACGTTTACTGATCGTTTAACACGTGGAGCGCAACAACGGCGAGTGCCGCAACCATTTATTTATAAAGCGGCAGACATTCAATTTAGAAACGTGGTGGATTACTATAACGAAGAGCTAGAAGATATTCTGGACGACGCAATAGAGGTAGCGAACCGTGGCAGGTAAAAAAGCGTCTATAAGTATGCTGATCGGCGGCGACGCCTCCGGTTTACGCAAAGCCACAAAAAACGCTACGCGTTCTTTAGAAAAGTTTTCTAAATCAACGGCAAACGCAACAAAAAAGGTTACGGCGTCGGTAGCGAAAATGACGGCCGGCATTAGTGTGGCCGCCGTTGGGTTAGGCGCTAAAGCTGTAGACCTTGCTAGCGACTTTGACGAATCAATGTCAAAAACGCAGGCCATATTTTTAGAAGCATCAGATAGCATCATCGCGTCTGCAGGTAAAGCGGCCGAAGCCGTAGGTTTATCAAAAGCGGAGTTCCTAGATGCTGCCTCGGGTTTCGGTGTTTTTGGTAAAGCCGCTAACTTATCGGGCGACGATTTAAGCACTTTCGCCGACAGTCTCGTAACAACAGCCGCCGACGTAGCCAGCTTTAACAACCTCACCACCGGCGAAGCAATAGAAAAGCTAAGCGCCGGGTTACGTGGCAGTAACGAACCGCTGCAATCAATCGGCATTCTAATAAACGCCGCCCAAGTAGAAGCAAAAGCCTTAGAAATGGGATTAGGGGACCTAAACGGCGAAGTATCCGAAGGCAACAAGATTTTAGCTAGGCAAGCGCTAATTATGGACGCGCTAGGCAGTCAAGGAGCGCTTGGCGATTTTGCTAAGACGTCAGAAGGGTTAGCGAACCAACAACGAATCTTGCAAGCTCGACTAAAAAACGTAGGAATAACAATCGGAACAGCCCTTTTGCCCGTTGCTATGCGCTTAGCGGAGGCCGTCGCCTCTCTTATTGCGTTTATGGAGCAATTAGCGCCACGTCTACAGGTTGTATTAGACAACGCCAAAGAATTAGGCGAACAGTGGCTACCGAAACTACAAGAAGCGTTTACCAAAGTACGCGAGGCCGTAGAACCTGTAATAAAACGGATCGTTGATTTTATTAAAACGAACCCTAAACCGTTTTTGTTGGGTTTAGCTACGGTACTAGGCGCTGTGCTTGTTGGGGCGATAGGCGCCGCCGTGGTCGCTCTCGGAGGCATTATTTTTAGTGTTGGCGGGTTTATTGCAGCTATCGGAGCCGCTGTTACGGCTATTGCGTACTTTTGGCAAGAATCAGAAACGTTTAGATATGTCGTAACGCGCGTTTTTCAAGAAGTTAAAAACGTTACAGAGCCCATAATTAACGGCATAAAAGAAAGCATCGAAAACCTGCAGGAAGTTTTTCAAGGAATCATTACTTTCTTAAAAGGCGTCTTTAGCGGCGATTTCCAAATGGCTTTAGACGGCATAAAACGCATATTCTCCGGGTTTTACAACCA